AGGCCCTGACTCTGCCGTAACTGCTCTCAAGCTTGAAGCGTAGGTCTGTCATTGGATTTAAAGAAGGAAAAGGAACCGGGATTAAAGGCTCCCGGTAGGCCTAGTGATCTCAGCGGTCAAGAACTCGGCAATCTCTGCGAGCATAAAGAGCTGGCATATCGATGTTGACGCCAGTGTCTCTCATCATTTCGGCAATACTGATCAAAACATCGGAAGCGTTCACAGTCTTATCAAACTGCCAGTCATTCAAACGGGAAACGATCGCAGCTTTAACTTGAGAGTTGATTGGTTGCATGGGATCAAAGGAAAGGGGAAAGCAGCAAGCCTCTCGGCTCGCTTGACGGAACTATAGGCCCTAGCAGGCTCAAGGCTAGGCAGCTGTTGTAAAGCTTTACAGACTGGCACAAGGGCTAGCTAGGAGATCTCAGAAGGCTCTCAGAAGGCTCTCAGAGGGCCTGCAGTAGGCCTCTAAGAGGTTCTGAGGGTGAAGGCACCTGAAAGGGTTTTAAAGGGCCTCAGATGTGGCCAAGTGCGCGTGTATACACACCGATAAGCTCCCCTTATCATTCCCCACGACTCATTAAAAATTCTTATCAATCCCCAGCTGCTACGAAAACGTATCAACACACCATCTCACCACCGTTATATCGCTATGCAATGACTTCCCAATAGCTATTTGGCGGCCCCTAAAGGCCCCACAGGGGGGTTGAGCGGCGGGGCATAGCGTTAACTAGTGCTCAAAAATTCGAAGCAAAACCTTTTAGGTACCCATAAAAAAAAAGAGGCCCCCTTTAGGACCTCTTTAAAACCTCACCAGACCCCTCTAGAAGCCTCTCCAGCACCCCTCTACTTGTTCCTAGACCTATTGGTACTCGGATGTTGAATACGAAGGTTAGAGCGGCTGTTATTACGAGGGTTACCGTCTTTGTGATCTACGTCTTTACCATTCAAGTTGTAACCAGATTTAGCCAATTTACGACGAGCTTTATTACGACTAGATCGATTAGCTCTTTGTTCTGGTTTTGAGTGGTAATTGTCGTATTCCTTACGGTAGTTCCGTTTTGCCACTGTTAGATCCAATCAAGAGCTTTACCAATAGTAGGAAACTCTTTGTTGAAAATTTCTTTAGCTTGTTGAGCTATTTGTCTGTGTTCTAGTTGAGTACCAGCTTCAGTTCGTAGATCGATGTAGTGAATCCAACTACGAAGAGAACCAGCCATGTAGAGACGAGTTGGAGTAGCTAGGGGAAGTATTTCTCTAGAACACTCTTTAGCGATACCTGCCGATACCATCTCTCGGTATAGGTCTTGAGCCTCTTCAAAGTGTTGAGCTATTCGTCTGTAGAAGATCTGAGTTTTATCGGTAGTTAGATCATCAATACTGTTTTGTCGATTAGTAAAGTCTTGTCGTCTGAGGTGAGGTAGTTGAATACTGCTTGTGAGTTCTTTGATATCTGCGTATCGCTGAGAAAACTCTTGAAACGTAAAGCTTCTGTGCCTAAGGATCTGTGCTGCTATTGCTCTGGTGGTATTGATCTCCAGGACTAGGTGACACATCTCAAAGGGAGACCAATGCTTGTGATTGATTAGGTATTTAATCAACCGTTCAGAAGTCTCTGTATTGCTTTGATTATTAGGGTTACTAACCCTAGCCATATAAGCAACTAATTCTTCTGCTTTAGGAGTAACCGTTACTAGTGCAACTGTACTCATTGGTCTTAAGGGGTTTTAAGAGGCACCTTAAGGTAGCACTTAAAAGGGTTTTAAAAAGGCTCTTTAAATGGCAGCTATAGAAACCTTTAATAAAACCCTTTTAAAGAGGCTCTTTAAATGACAACAGAAGAAGCCTCTTTAAAACCTTTTTTAAAAGGTCTTTTTAAGAGCCTTTTTAAATATCTTTAAATACACTCTAAGCACGGCTGTCAAGAGCGTATCCCTCTGAGGGGTCAGTTTTAGAGGTGGCTGTTTTGCGTAGGCACTTAGGGGGTAGGAAACCCTTCAGGCAATCTCAAACAAGACTCACCATGAACGTAAACAACTTGCCAAACACCATCATTTCTTAATTCACACTTCTGACCAAAAGAAAAAGTGCCATCAACTTTGACGTAAGGATTTCTTACTGATTTGACGTCAACAGCTACAGCACCTATTTCTGGGTGCCACAACATCAAATCAACTGGACCTGATGCTGCGACATTACGAAAAACTTCAAACCCCATTTCAAGGAATTTTGTAGAAGCAAAAAGCTCTCCAACTGCTCCTGTATGACTTGTGCTGTTCATAGCGTGACGTAGAACGCTCTGAGAGGCCTCTAGAAGCCTCCCTGCGGCGTTTTAAATGGTTTTAGGTACTCTGACACCTAAAAGAGTTTTTAGGGGCCTTAAAAACGATTTTCAGTGGATTTTTAATTATCAAGCCAATTAGAGCTACCTACGGTTGCTGTAAGGGCTTTTTGAAGGTCTTCAAAGCTTGATGCGTAACCAAGAGCATCGATGTGTAAACCACCGTCACCTTGGATAAACTTTCTCTCCAGTTCCCACTGTTCAGCAGCTCTAGCGTCAATAGCTTTCTGTTCAGTGACAGCCATGGACTCAGTAAAGTACTGAACAGCCATAGCTAAAGCATCAAGCCTGTCGTCATGCCTAAGACTGTTTTTCTCTTTGGTAATGCGAGTGAGCTGAAAGAAGAGTTGGTATTGACTACGAGTTTCGCTTGGGTAGCTCTCCGTAGAGGCGAGGTCTTGAAGGACTACGTTCGTATCGACCATGAGCCGGTGTTGGTTAAGGACAGGCTCAAGGGTGTCGATGATGCGGAGTTCCTTTTGCTTTGTATGTCGGACCTCTTCAACGCTGCAGGGGTAGATCGTGCCGAGGTAGCGCTTGAGAAGTTCCGAGAACATCCCGAGGCCGAGGTTGCTTTCGACAACTATTTGCTTAACCTTGTACTCTTTAGCGATAAGAGCGAGCTTTTTAAGGTTCGGTTCGCTGTAGCCACCCCGAAGGCCACCGCTAGCGAGAAGGAACAAATTTCCGTTCAAGTACGCGACTACCGAGTAGCCAAGCTCATCACTGCCGCGTCCGGAGGGGTCAACAGCCATTACAACCCCGGTGTACTCAAGAAATTCATCCCCTATTTGGGCCGGTTTGTAGAAAAGATCACCATGAAGACCGACTGAAGGCAGGTCAAGAGCTTTATCGCCGTTAGCCAGCCACACGACTTTGTTAGGACCTTGTTCGCGGTTTAAGCGGAACACACAGAGGTCTCTGAGCTTGAGAGGGAATTTCTCCTCATCACTCAAGCTGATGTCTAGAAGGAACTGAAGGTTGAACGTGCTACGACCGATGGAGAGCTGTCGAGCTTCTAGTTCTGCCCAGTCAAATCGTTTGGGATCTACAGGGTGTCCAGCGAGGTCTTTATCGGCTTCTAAATCAGCTTTGATCTTGGGTGCTAGACGGTTGCCGTAGTAGGTCTGAAACTTCTTGTTAGTGGGATACAGAGCAGGCCAGATCCTGACCTCGTAACCAGAGATCTCAAGCTTTGCGTAAACACTGTCTTGGGTGTGAGGGGTTCCAAGGAACACGATCTCACCACCAGGCTTGATCACCGAGTCAAACTCTTTAATCGATTCCCGAAGCTTGTCTCGAATCAGTTGGGTTTCACAGGACTGGGGTGTCTCAACGTCGTCAGCCACAATGAGGTCAGCACGAGAGCCAGTGATTTGGCCAAAGATGCCACTGGATCGTACTGAGGGCGACTGATCAGGTTTGGCTCCGTAAACGTCAAAAGCAACCTTGGAGAACCGTTGAGTGTCGCTAGGAAAGAGGTCTTTAACCATGAACCAGTTCCTAAGGAGGTCATGGCAAAAGACGGAGAACGCATCTGCACGGTCTTGAGCTGCAGAAATCACCAACACCTTACAGTTTGGATCCCTACGCAACCTCCACAGCACATAACCAGCCGTCAGGAACGACTTACCACAACCTCGGTAAGCCATGATGATGCGACGGTTAGGACCGTTCTGTAGGTAATCAGCAACTTGGTACTGAACAGGAGTGGGACTAGGAAGCCTTAAGTAGTCCCAGAGGTAAGTAGCAAAAACAGGAAAACTAGCTGCAGCTTCCTTAATAATCTGTTCAGTCTGTTTGTTGGCTCTTGGCATTACTGGCCCACTTGAACACTTGGCTCAAGTTATTCTGCAGCACGATGTTCATCTTCATGAACTCAAAGAGCATCTTTTCTAGATCGTCTCTAGAAGCGTTGGGGATGTCCCGTCTAACTCGCTCTAAGCGAAGCTGCTGCTCTATGGATAAATCGAAACTGGGCATAGGTGGTAGTTCATCCATTGATCAATAACCCGTTCACGCTCTTCACAATAGTCAGGGCGCTGTTGAAACCACAGTTTCCAATGATTGCTTCCCTTTTCGTGGTTACAACGCTGACAAGCTGGAACGATGTTGGTGGCTAGATCCTCACCACCTTTGGTTTTGGGATGAACGTGATCAAGAGTTAACTGTTCGCTTTTGACACCGCAGTAGGCACATTTACAACCAAAAGCTTCTTTAATTGATTGTCTCCACTGTTTGACTGCTTCACGACGTTGGAGGGCCTGTAGGTTTGCCATAGCCGCCTCTGGTGTCAAATAGACAAAGCCCCCGGACGGCGATTGGATCACCATTCCAGGGGCTCTGCTTGGTACATATAGGAAGGTTTAGTTCCTAAGCACTAATATAAGACCTAACTTTCTTCAGATCGACCTCTGGGAGTGAAGAAATCATCTCAGAGATAGCCGAAACATCACCACCGTTAAGAGCGGTAATACCTTGGTCTTTCAGAAATTTAATAGCGTTTGCAAGATCAGATGCTTTCACATCATCACGATTCAGTTGATCGATCAGTTTAGTAGCCACCAAACGGTGAAGACTAAACAGATCGTCTTCTGAAGCAAGTCCATCAGTCTTATTTAGAGCCTTTTTTGGTGCGGCTGCCATAAACAACTCGGAACAGTTTCAACCCCAATTGTACGAGGCTGTTTTCTTTAAGCCGAGAAACAGCAATAAGTTCAGAAGCTGCAAATAGCGAAAGCCAAAGAGCAGCCTGTACATGAGGATCAGAGAGGTCCATAGAAATACCTAGCTAGGGTTCTTGATCAAAATAGCCCAACCAGAACCAGGGCCTTCAACAAGCCACCTTTTGTTCCAATTCTTTTGGCTATAGGCGACGCCTTCACCCTTTGAGTGGTTTACATAACCTCCTCGGACCATATCAGCTTCTCCGTTGGGATCGTGGTGAATCCAAGCTCCTTCGGTGTAGCCAATTACTACAGAGTAGTGTCCAGAGCCACTAGGAGCCCCTACAGGGCCCTTGTGAAGCCAACCGACTACTACAGGCCTACCAGCGTGTAACTCGCGTTGTAGGAGCTCTGGGGTGCCACTCTTGATAAATTTGGCGTCGAGTCCAAGGTGTTTAAGAGTTTTAAGTTGAACATCTATAGAAGTTGAATCACCATACCGTTGACGAATCTTGTTGTACTCATCGTCGGTTTTAACCTTGCCGTAATAGTCAGCCACCATGGCACAACTAGAACTAAAACACTCTCGATACCCAGTACCTGATTTGTTGTCTAGTTGATACTCATAAGGAACTTTTAAAAGTACCCCAGTTTGTTGAAGTTGTGGTTTGTTTGTTTGACGATTGAGAATTGAAATCAATTTATTGGCGTACCGAGGATCAGTCGCGTAACCCTGTGATTGCAGGTTTTGCGCTGCTTCTGATGCTGTTTTTGCGTTATTTACGCCTTTGTATTGTTTGAAATCTTTGTACCAACGATCAACGAGGTATTCAACGCACTCTTTAAGAGAAGAGAAATTAAGAAACCCGTCAGTAACAGAAATAGGTACCCCATTTACATACTCCGTTGTTTTAGTTGTTGTACCTTTACCTTTTAAACCAAAGTAATTATGAACACCAGATGTACTGCGACCCCAATTACTTTCAAGAGCCCATTGAGCTGCTACTAACTCTGGGAACTTTGCTCCAGCTTCACGAGCAAGTTCTACTACACCATCCCACGAGCCGTTACTGGGGATATTGTTCTTTGGACCAGATCTCCACAAATCAGAAAACTTTGCCAAAATCCCTGGAGGAGTCTGATCCTGCAGGAAATCCAAAGCAAAGTTTTGATGTTCTTGATTGTTGTAATACTTAGCTACGTCACGAAGAGAGATGTCGGCCATTGAGCAAGATCCGGTCGAGTTTTTCGTCGATGTGTTGGATCTGTTTATCGATCCGGTCCATCATCGGCATTAGCTCGTCCTTTCTAACAAACTCTTTATGAATCGTCATCTCAACCACATCGATACGACGGTCAAGCTCTGAGTGTCGCTTATGGTTCCAAGCAAGCATACCGCCACCGAGACTAGCAGCCCCTAAAAACAACGAAAGAAGAAAGGACGGATCCATAATCAAACACCTTGAAGACGCTGCTTAAGGCGTTGTTGGTTTTGGCGGACCTTTTGACCTTGAGGTGTTTTGTAGTACTCAATCATCAAGGGTTTGATTTTTGCAGCATCTGCATCACTCCAACCCGGATCATCATCAGCAGGACGTACCAACTGAAAGCTAGGTCCACCAGCAATCTTAGTGTCCTTGCTTTTTTTCATTCCGTAACCGCTTTTACTTTTCATTTTTTAGGTACACAGTTAGGAACAGTTTTGGTGCCTTTCTTCTTAGTACCAACCATTTCGTAGCCTTTCCAGCAGGGTCCTTTAGCCATCAGTCTTT